TGTCTAAACTGGCAGAAAAAAAGCCCATCATTAAAAACCTGATCGTTCCGCTGGCTGAAACAGTGGAAACAAAGAAAGCAATCGACACGGAAGGAACGGCCGAAGCCGTGGCATACGACAAGATCGAAGCCCTTTCCAGAAGTGAGATTGAAAATATCCTGAAAGGAGAGTAAAAGCAATGTCTAATTACAAACATGGTATTAGAACCGGCCGTCAGGCGACCGCGATTTCAATTCCGGTTACTTCTGACGGCTGTATTCAGTGTGTAGTCGGAACCGCGCCGGTCAACCTGGCCGCCGATCCTTACGACACAGTGAACAAACCGTTCGCGTGTCTGAAAAAAGAAGACGCAGTAACCGCCGTGGGCTATTGTAGCGACTTCGCAAATTACACACTTTGTCAGAGTGTTTACGCGACATTCAACATTTTTGCGGTTGCGCCGCTGATCCTGATTAACGTCCTGGATCCGAAGAAGCACGTCAAGGCGTCTGTTTCTAAGACCTACACGGTCGAGGGTGGAAAGATTGTGATTGATGAAGAAGGAATCCTTCTGGATCAGTTAAAGATCGCGAACGAAGGCGGAACAACGACCTACAAGGTCGATGAAGATTATGTCGCTTCCTTCACTTCTGACGGAACCGTGACTGTTTCCATCGTGAAGACAGGCGCGGCGAAATCTGAAAAGAGTCTGAAAGCGTCCTTCGTTCAGTTAGATCCTTCCGCGGTAACTTACGAAGACGTGATCGGTTCCATTGACGCGGTCACAAAGAAGAAAACCGGCCTGGAACTGGTAAACATGGTTTACCCGAAATATGGCTATGTACCTTCTTTGCTTCTGGCCCCTGGCTGGTCGCATATCCCGGCCGTGGCCCTGGCCCTGGACGCGAAGGCGTCTTCTATTTCCAGCCTTTTCACCGGAAAAGTGGTGATGGACGTCGATTCCGCAGAGGGAAAGGCCGATTCCATCGACAAGGTGAAGGAATTTAAGGATAACAACGCCATTTCCAGCCGCGGCGAAATCACTATGTGGCCGATGGTAAAGGTCGGCGACTATAAACTGTACTATTCCGCTATGATGGCCGCGAATTTGCAGTATTTAGCCGCAAACAACAACGGCGTTCCGTCCCGTTCCCCATCCAACAAGGACGCGAAGATCACCGGCTTATGCCTGGCGGACGGTTCCGAAGTCCTTCCTGATATGGACGAAGCAAACGATTATTGTAACGCTTGCGGAGTTGTTACCGCTATCAATATGAACGGCTGGAAGAACTGGGGCAATAATACCGCGGTTTATCCGTCTTCCACAGATCCGATCGACCGCTGGATCAACATTGTAACAATTTTCGACTACATCGAAAACAACTTCAAACTTACATTCTTCGAGAATGTGGACGACCTGACGAATTACCGCCTGATCGACGAGGTTGTTTCCGGCTTCAATATGCAGTTGAACGGTTTACAGGGATCCGACGACATCGCCGGCGGCGAAATCACTTTCAACCACGACGAAAACCCGATTGCAAATATCCTGAATGGTTCTATTAAGTTCCACACGAAGATCGGCGGATATACGCCGGCCGAAGATATTTACAACATCTTCGAATTTGATCCTACCATCACACAGAACGCACTTGAAGGGGGTGGCGAATAATGGGCTATAAGATTCCGACAGTCTTAAACAACTTCAACAGCTACGGAGCCGGCCACAAGTACGTCGGGGTTTCCAACGAAGTAACACTTCCGAACTTCGAGTATATGACAGAAACCATCGACGGGGCCGGAATTGCCGGCGAAATCGAAGAAGCAATCGAAGGCGCCTTCGGTTCCTTGGAAACGGAAACAACCTTCGGCAATATCAGCCGCGAATACTTCGATTTCATTACCCAGACCGGACAGATCACTTACCGCGGATCCATGCAGGTATTAAACACCGCAACCCAGACAAACGATTTTGAAAGCATTGTCGTAACGACAAAGGGAAAAGTCAAGGCGTTTGACCTGGGATCTTTGAAGAAGGGCGGCAAGGGCGAACCGAAAGTCACCCGTGAAGTTACTTACTGCAAGATCACAATCGCCGGAAGTACCGTCCTGGAACTTGATAAATACAACATGATCTGGAAGCTGAACGGCGTTGACCGTTTGCAGAAAGTAAGAAGCCAGATCTAGGAAAGAGAGGAAATAAGCAATGACAGAGAACAAAGAGCAGAAAAGAGAAGACATGATCGGCGGCGATGAAATCGCAGTCGTTCCGGCAAACGAGGAAATCGCCGATACCCTTCTTCCGAAGAAGGAAGAAGAAGACGAGCTGATCGTCAAATTCAGAAAGCCCTACAAATTCGAGGACGACACGTTCACAGAATTAGATCTTCACGGGCTGGAAGATCTGACCGGACGTACATTGACGGCCATCGAAAAGGCTTTCAACAAGACCGGTGTATCTAGCTTCGTACCTGAAAGCACAACTACATACGCGAAGATCGTCGCTACAAAAGTGACCGGACTTCCGGCGGAGTTTTTCGAAGATCTTCCGGCCGCAGAGATCCAGAAGATCAAAAACGCCGTTGTGGGTTTTTTGTACAAAGACGAGTAAGGCACGATTCCGGGGCCGACATTCAAAAAACGGCCGTCCATCTTGCGATGGCAACAAACACCGGAATAGATTTTTTCACAGATCTTCCGCTTGACGAGTATATCGACATAGCAAAGGAAGTGAGCGAAATTGGCAAAGAAAACAAGCTACGAACTGGCGCTTGAAATCGGTGGAAAAATCCAAAGTTCACTCACAAAATCGGTTAGTGGAGTTAATAACAAATTAGATTCAATCGGGAAAGCCGCAAAGACGGCCGCGAAGATAGCAACAGCCGCCTTCGCGGCCGTTAAAATTGGCGATTTTGTCAAAGACGCGGTGGACACGTATTCGGAATTTAACCAGGCAATGGCCGAAACGGCCGGTATTGCCGGAGCAACCGAAGACGAATATAAACAGCTTCAAGCGGCGGCCCAGGAGATGGGAAAACGCACGACGAAGACGGCCACGGAAGCCGCCCAGGCATTAGGCTATATGAGTTTGGCCGGCTGGAACGTGAACGATTCAATTTCGGCGTTGGAACCGGTTCTTCGCTTGTCGGAAGCTACTTCGATGGATCTAGCCACCTGTTCGGACTTGGTAACTGACTCAATGAGTGCGTTGGGCCTGGGCGTTGACGATCTAACGAATTATTTGAACGTCGCTGTCCAGGCGAATAATAAATCGAACACAACCGCGCAAGCCTTAATGGAAGCAATGATCGGTTGTGGTGGCGCCGCAAAATCGGCCGGTATGGACTATAAGCAGACCGCCGCGGCCCTGGGTATCCTTGCGAACAATGGTATCAAGGGAGCGCAAGCCGGAACAGCTTTGAATTCTATGCTGGTTCGAATGACAACGAAGGACGTCGCACAGAAAGCATTTAAGGAACTGGGCGTTTCTATTTACGACAGTTCCGGTGCAATGCGGAATATGCAAGATATTCTTGTAGAATTAAACGGCGCGATGTCTGGTTTGTCCCAGGAACAGAAAAACAACTACATGGCGGCAATCGCCGGCACGAACTATTATACCCAGTTTGGCTATTTGCTGGAAGGCGTCGCAGAAGGCGCAGACGGGGCCGCGTCCACCTGGACACAGCTAACGGAAGCCTTCGAGAATTCCGACGGCGCCCTGGACGCAATGGCCGACACCATGACGGACACGTTACCGGGCGCAATGGCGATTTTTGGTTCGGCGGTCGATGACGCTAAAATTCGATTGTGCGAGGTATTCGCGCCACTTGCAAAGGACGCAATCAAAGGGGTTGCTGATGTGATCCCGTCGATTACTGACCGCGCGGTCGGCGTTGCACAGTCATTTTATAACACAGTCGTTCCGGCGGCGGAGAATTTCGCGAAGAAAGCAATCGCGGCCTTTAACCAGGCGAAGCCAGCTTTTGACGAAATTCGAACGAAAGCCGCGGACGCATTTATTTTTTTACGTGATACGGGAATCACGGCCTTCGAGAATATCAAGGCGAAAATTGAAGAAAACAAGCCAGCGATCGACAAAGTGATCGCGGTCGCCCTAGATCTGAAAGACAAATTGTTCCAGGCGTGGGAGAAGGCGAAACCGGCCATTTCCTACATTGCCACGGTCGCAATCCCGGCCGTTATCGGCGCCATGATGAAAGTTATCGGGGCCGCGGCGACAGTTTATCAGAAGTTAGATGAATGGGGACTTCTTATCCCGATTATTACCGGAATCGCCGGAGCAGTTGCGGCGGTGAAGATGGTTAAATTCGCAAAGGACACTATGAACACGGTAAAAGCCGTCAAGGCCCTTGTGGTAGTGTTTGGCGCGGAAAAGAAAGCTATGATCGTGAACCTTGCGTTGAAAGCGAAGGACAAGCTGGAAACAGCCGCCATTTACGCATTATACGCAAAGGACGCAGTTGTTAAGGGAATCAGCACAGCGGCCACATGGGCGCAGACGGCGGCCTTGACAGCCTGGAACGCGATTTGCGCGGTCGGAACGGCCGTCACTTCGGCACTGGGCGCGGCTTTCGCATTTTTAACAAGTCCAATCGGGCTTGCATGTGTGGCAATCGCGGCGATTATCGCGATCGGCGTGTTGCTATACAAAAACTGGGACACCGTGAAAGAAAAGGCGTCACAGTTGGGCGACTGGATCGTCGGCGTATTTAACAACCTGAAAGAAAAGGCTTCGGCCGCAATTCAGGAATTCGCAGACAAATTCCCGGTTGCTTTTGCGTTCCTTTCGTCTGTATTCGAAAGTTGGAAACAGACGATCACAAATATCTTTTCGGGCGTGAAACAGGTCTTCCAGGGCGTCGTTCAGTTTATTAGCGGCGTCTTCACGGGTGACTGGTCGAAGGCCCTTGACGGACTGAAAAATATCTTTTCAGGTGCATTTCGCGCCCTGTCTTCGCTGGCGCTGGCGCCCCTGAACGCGCTGAAAGGCGCCGTCGTGGGTGCTTTTAATGCGATCGACACAGCGACAGGCGGAAAGTTATCTGTAATCAAAAACAAGGTTTCAGGCGCGTTTTCATCCATCAAAAAAACAGCCGGATCCATTATGCAAGCGGCGAAAGATACGATTTCTGAAAAGTTATCGAATATTAAGTCCGCGTATGAGGAACACGGCGGCGGAATTAAGGGAATCGCCGCGGCGGCAATCGAGGGCGTAAAAGGCTACTACACGGCCGGATATACCTTCATAGATAAATTAACGGGCGGAAAATTGACCGCGATCAAGGAGAAATTCTCCAAAATCTGGTCGCAGATTTCCGAAAAGGTAAGTGAAGCCTGGACGACGATAAAAAATATCGTGAAAGTCGGGGTTATGCTGATCGGCGAAATCATTTCGGCCGCTTTTCAGATTATCACGCTTCCGTTCCAGTTTATCTGGCAGAACTGCAAGGACACGATCCTTTCAGCCTGGGAGTTTATCAAATCAACCGTTTCGGACGGAATTCAGAAGGTCAAAGACACGATTTCGTCTTTCCTTTCTCCGATCGTAAACGCGGTTTCGGGCGCCTGGTCGTCCGTAAAATCAGCCACAAGTTCGGCCTGGTCGGCGGTATCATCCGCGACAAGTTCAGCCTGGACGGCGGCGACCGGTTATATTTCCGAAAAAATTAACGGCGCGAAACAGGTTGTTTCGTCCGTGACTTCGACGATCAAATCAACCGCTTCGGCGGCCTGGTCGTCCGTAAAATCAGCCACAAGTTCGGCTTGGTCGGCGGTATCGTCGGCAACAAACACAGCCTGGACGGCGGCAAGCGGCTATATTTCGAACAAAATTAACGCCGCGAAAGCGACCGTTTCTTCGGTTGCTTCATCCATTCGATCAACCGCTTCGGCGGCCTGGTCGGCGGTATCATCCGCGACAAATTCAGCCTGGACAACGGCGACGGGTTATATCTCAAACAAGATTAACGCCGCGAAAGCGACCGTTTCTTTGGTTACTTCGTCCATCCGGTCAACCGCTTCGGCGGCCTGGTCGGCGGTGTCGTCTGCTACAAGTTCAGCGTTTGAAAATGTCCGGGCAACTATGAGCAACAAAATAAACACAGCGAAGGCGAATGTGTCGTCGGCATTATCGGGAATCCGGTCGGCCTTTTCTTCCGGCTTATCCGCCGCGAAGAACACGGTCACAAGTATTTTCGGGAATATCGTGTCGGCGATCAGTGGAAAGATGGAATCGGCGAAAAATGCCGTATCAAATGCGATCAGCGCATTAAAGAGCAAATTCAACTTTTCCTGGAGCCTTCCAAAACTGAAACTTCCGCACGTTTCTATTTCGGGCGGTTTTTCAATCAATCCGCCTTCTGTTCCCCATTTCGGGATCAGTTGGTATAAAAACGGTGGTATTTTAGATAAACCGACCATCTTCGGGGCAAGTGGAAATAACCTTTTGGGCGGCGGAGAAGCCGGCAAAGAAGCGGTTCTTCCGCTGACTGAATTGTGGTCGAATATGAAATCCATCGTCGCCGGAGTCGTCCAGGGCAACCAGAACGACGGCGCGGCTTCTGTTTTCGACAGAATGAAACAACTTGTCGGAATCCAGAGCAACGGCCAGCCGGCGGAATCAGTCACGAAACAGCTTTACAACAACGTGACAACCAGCAACACAACCAACAAAACGAAGGAAGATAATTCTTCAACGGATAGTTCGAAATTTGTCTATTCGCCTTCGGTTGTGATCCAGGGCAACGCAAGCAAGGAAGACGTGAACGAAGCCCTTGAAATGTCACAGCAGAAGTTCAACGAAATGATGGACAGATGGAAGAAGGGGAAGGAAAGGACTTCATTCGCATAAAGAAGGGGCCATGATATGGACGAAAAAAGATACTACACAACCGTTTCTGGCGATATGTGGGACTCTATCGCCTACGCTTTTTATGGCGACGTGAAATACATCGGCTTACTGATGGACAGCAATCCCCAACTTCTGGACATTTCCGTGTTTTCCGATGGCACTCCGGTTTATATCCCGGAGTTGCCGGAAGAAAGCGACGAAGACCTTCCAGAATGGAGAGTGTAAGCCATGCAAGCGCGACAGTCTTATGTTTCCGTGAAATACAACGGAAAGGACATCACAAAGAAAATAACCGATTATACAGAAGGCTTCGAGTATGTGGACAACGCGAGCGGTACGGCCGACACTGTTTCCTTGAAATTAAACAACCGAAGCGGCGTCTGGTGGGGCGGCTGGATCCCTATTCAGGGCGACTATGTGGAAGCTACCATCAAGACAACGAACTGGAACAAAGAAGGCGACAATCGAAGCCTGAATTGTGGTTATTTCCTGATTGACGACCTGGGATATTCCGGGCCGCCGCAAATTGCCACGATCGGGGGCATAGCGACACCGATCAACACGGATTTCAACGTCACGAAGAAATCGAAGACCTGGAAGAAAACATCAGTCAAAGGAATTCTTTCGAGCATTGCCGCAACGGCAAAGATCGGCTTGTATTTCTCCGGCCAGGACTATTCGATCGACGAAATGGAGCAATCCGACCAGACGGACGTTGAATTCGCTTTCAGTCTTTGCGCGTCTTACAACCTGGCTATGAAATTATATAACCGGAAAATGGTTGTATTCGATCAGACGGACTATGAAAAGAAGGCGGCCAGTCTTTCACTTGACCGGTCAAAATGTTCTTCCTGGTCGGCCACTAAGAGCATGACGCGGCTATATGACGGCGTTCAGA